AAATACCACGCTGCTTTTCCTGTAAAGATATTCTTGTGATCTTTAGAAGCATACTCTGCTGCGATTGAAAGAGTGCATACAATAATTTTGGAGCCAAATAAATCATCCATTTCAGTTTCAGACACGAAGTTATCACACCCTGAATTTGAAGACATTTCTGTTAAATTAAAGTGCGACTTCATATTCACTCTTCCAAAATCAATCCACACTATGTCATAATACATAGTGTCCTTCTCATCGGGATGTACGAAAGTGTTAATGGTGACTTTTGAAATTGGAATGTCCTCATATTCATTGAAACGATTATACAAACTGAATTTCACTGTCTCAAATTCTTTCTGATTATTAGGAATTAAATGTCTATTTGTAACAAAAATTCTATCCTTAATAAAGAACCCTCTCAACCCTGCTGTTTCTTTTTGCCCATCCTTAATGTAGTCTGCATAAATATAATATGAATTACTAATTAGAGATTTTGCTACAGAGTAAGCTCGTTGACACGCTACATTTGCTGTTGGTTTTGACATGAACCCTGCAAGATCATGAATTGTTTCTATTCTATTTTGAGGACTTGAATAAGTTATTGGTGTTGAAATTACTGGAGTTTTTGGTGGTTTCTTTCCTTTAGGTGCAGCTTTTGATGGTTGACCACCATCATATTTTCCTTCCACTGTTTTCTCAGTTCTTCTTTTCTCAGGTTTGTTTTTATGTTTCTTCTTTGTGACATCTCCTCTCAAATACATGTATCCAACCAAAACTGCTGTTAATACGGCACTTGTGTGTAGTATCACTTTTCTATTCACACTTATGAAATCCTTAGTTCTTCTAAGTCTTCTTTCCCAAGTGTTTAAAGTTTGCCATGTGAAAAAGTTTAATAGAAAAGCTATAAATGCGAATTGCGTTCTTCTCCAATAATCTGCCACCCTATCTCGAAGAGAGACTATCGGTGTTGGTGTACTTTCGTCAATAACCTCCATCGTGTCTTCTACCTTATCATTGAATTTGTTTAATACGTCTCTTGTTTTTCTCTTAAATTTCTTAAATAAACTATGAACTATTGCATTTTCACCATTTTCTTCCTTATATTCATGTGTTTCAGCTTGTGTCGTTATTTCTTCAATATATTTTCCACGATTCGTATTGGATGTGTTGTGTTTTTCAAATCTCACACTAGATGCACCACTGATGTTTTCCTTGAAATGTGATGACAATTCTAAAGACAAAGGATTGGTCAAGTTGAAAGATCGTTTTTCCAATCTATCCAAAGCTCGATCTCCAAATACCTTAATATCTTTGATGTGGCTATCAGCAACCTCCACTAGTTTTTCTTCAATCATTTCAATCATATCCTCATAAGAATACACAATATTGTGTGAATCTATAAAATTATAGATTTCGGTATTGGATTTGGTTGGGTCTATTTTGT